CCGTAAGGTAACCGAGAAGTCATTCTTAGAAGAATGATTATGATTTTGCAGTCTCTGACCTTAGCACATACTGGCTAAGGATTTAAACCGAGGCTAACCGCCCCGGCACCCATCTGCGTAAAATGCGACTTTTAAATCGCATAACAGACTTACTAAGATGATCGGACTCCCAGACAAGTATGTCTGGCATAGTCCTAGTCAGGTTTTGACCTTCCTTATACTCCTTCCGGGGCATATGGAAGCATTTTAGTAATGCAGCATAACCGTCTAACTTGTCACTCCTTTTCAGGGGCGCAAGCACAAAAGTTCTAGTTAGGAACTGATGTGTGCGTCTGCACCACTTATGCGGTGTAAACGCGTCAAGACGACTATGCCACCCAAGTGAACCAGAATCTCTAGAAACTAAGGGGAGGGTGCTTCCTAAGGCATCCTCAACTAGTTCCTTGAGCCAGGTGCTCGCTTTGTACAAACCTTCCATCCACATGTGGTTGGAAAGTGAAACAAAGTGAGCAATAACACTTGGACTGTTGCAGATATCTAAGTCTGGCCGGTGCTGTATATATAGTGGGGTAATGTTAACCCCATTATACGCATCAACACCGCAGCTTTCTCGGAAGTTACCCACGAGAAAGCTCTTATTGACGTTGACCCGAAGGCCAACGTCATGAAGCCAGGCCACTACCTGACGTGAATATCTGTGTGCTACGATGATGTCATCGCCGTACACACGGATATTTCTAGCAGCGCGCTTAACGTTCCAGTAGTTCGGGGCGAAACCCTGACTATCCAAAATGGCAGCGATCGCAACTGTTGCGAAAGTTACACTTTGGACTGGAAACGTTGTAGCGTTACCCATGCCCGCAAATTTTCCTAAAAGTAGTTTATCCTTTCCTGGACAAACTACTGAAGGACTGCGGCTCTCCATCATACCCTGAACGAATTCAGGGTGATGTCGGAAGACAGACTTCACGAGCTTTAGGCTCATTAGGTCCGACGCCGACTTAAGATCGATGGTAGCCCAGTTGCGGTATAGGGAGCCTTCCAGAGCCAGTTTTTGATTAAGGCTCTGGTCGGTCAATGCGATGCAACCACTAAGCACTCGACAACGGTTTATAGAAGACCGAAGTTTGGTGTTGAGCCCTTGTTGAAGAAATTGATTCAACATTGGCTCAATGGTTATCGTCCGCCTCGAAGTAGAGTTCTTGAGGACGGAGATTAGCTTCGCAGAGTCTGCTAGTTGTGGTCTACTGCAGTTTTTCGCAGGTAAACCAGTATCTCGAAGGCCGATTCTTGAAGAAGTCGTCTGGTCTCTTCCTCGCTTAGGGAGAGACTCGACCCTGCCATCATCCTTGATGCAAGCATCAAATGATGAAGAGCAGGCAAGGAAATCTTCGATTCCGGCCCAAAAGGGTACTGATTCGGGAACGTTGTCAATCGTTCCCCACAAGGCTTCCCATTTCTGGTTGGCTTTGTGGCCTTCGAAGACTGCGCCTGGACCGTGTTTACAGTTCTCATCTTTAAGCTCCGTTTTTAGGGGTTGAAGTAGAAAACTAGCAACACGACCAATGAGATGATCGTGCCTATCAGGTATTTCAACCTGACTTGCCGTTTCATCGCACTGGTAAAATGTGTCTATAGCCTTAGAATGAAGTAACTCCTCATTCTTTTCGCCAAGACGCACTTTCTTAAAGAGTAGAAGCACGCCGTGAAGCGCCTTCAGAACACCTAAATCGATGTTCTCTTTAAGTAGTCCAGACTTAGGATCGAAAACTTCACAGAACATACCCGAAAAGAGTCTCGGGATTGTTCCCTCACGGATCGTTTTAAAACCCGTGGGGCAGGTGAACCTACCAGTATCTAGGCCTTGCAAGAGTGCAAGATCTAAAGCAGGTAGTGCTATGGCTAGGAAGCCATAGCCCTCGTTTTCGAAACGTAACTTGAGAGTGATGACACCGCTCTCAAGGCCTTTCACGTCAGGAGACAACCGTGCTAAGTCAACAGCAAGGTTGTCTAGGAGTGCTATCGGACTTTTCATCAATCCTCCTATGGGGTGTTTGATTCCGAGTCCGCTAACGTTCCCTCAGGCCTAAATAGAAATGGCCTTAATTACTGCTTGCCACCAGACAACGATTTTGTCGATGTCGGCGGCAAAGTTATTGCATATGCATTGGAAGGTAGTCATTTGGAAAGTACCAATATGACACCAACCAGGCTAATGCAAATAACAAAAGCAGCATAAGCCCCCAGCTCATAAGTGCCAGGAAAAGGATGATGAAACCCTTTCCCATGGTTCATGACTGGAAGCCAATGAGCTTTGCAGTAGTGACTTGCGAATCGTCACGGTAATCGGTCAACGCTTTACACAATGCTACCATAGCAGCATCAGTAAAACCGGTGATCGGCCGTACGATTGTAAGTGAGCAAGAAGCAACATACTTCTTGTTCACGCCCGTAATAGGATCGGGGGCGACAACAGTCTGCAAAATCTGCAGATAATGTTTGTCACCACCGCCCTTCAGAGTTTGGTGATTCGTAATAACGGAATAACCGTTAGTAGCATCACGACGCTCTGAGCCATACCCGTCTTGCTTCACAATAGCGAAGCTTAAGGCGGGCGTAGGCGATGCGGCAGCAATGTCAACAGGGTCAGCTAGCATAGGACGTCTCCTTAGTGGAAATAAATTTACGAGCGAGGGCGGAATGCCTTCTCTCGGGAATTACTCGAGAATTGGAGCAAAATTGCTCCAAGTATCGAGTTCTGGTATGCCGTTAAACTAGACGGCACGCTAGTTAGGTTCACTTTGTCATAGAGAGCCCCAACGTCGTAACGAGTTCTACACTCGTATTCACAACGGGACTGATGGCGGAACTGTCGCATGACAGAACTGTTCTCAGCCGGACCGTTGTTTCTGACGATTTGAGACTCTTGAGGAACTTCACAGTACATATCCGTGATAAGCTTTCCTTCCGTATGGACGGAAAGCATACCCCAATTGACTAGATTCTGATCGTGTTGAATCTCCTCTATAAGTGAGAGGTAATCACCACAACCAGTAAACCAGTCAAAAAGCCATGTCCAAGGTGTCAAGTTATAGACATCTATGAAACGTGGTAGGATTCCCGCTTTATCGTACCAAGTGTAGGTACGAGCAAGAGAGGGGATATTGATGTATGGGAAGTTGATCGTTGCATTAACCGTAAGGTTTAGCTTCGATTTTCTCTCCAAACGAGATTCGACTTTAGAGTTAAATTCGAATCCCGTATCAATATCGTACTGGAAGCCGGAGACACCTGACGCGGCAGAGAGATGTTCTCTCTGAACGCGAAACGTGCTCTCGCGCCCGTGACGCTTCATAAGGAAATTAACCCTTTTTGAAAGCTTCTCAGGTAGCTCGAGCAGGTCCACAAGGTCCTTGTACGTTTGTTTCCAACCGAAGTGAAAAGATAACCATTCACTTGGGATGTCTTTCGACGATCGCTTAAGATCAAAGATAAGATCTCGAGTTTTCGAAGAACGACCGAAGGAATCAAAAACTTTGCGAACATTCTCCATAGTTTGCTGCAATTGTAGCACACTACGGGGTAAGTCACGAAGTTCTATGGCGTTACGTAACAGACTGTACTCCCTTCTTGAAGGAGACCAGCCTGCTAACATTTTGACCGAATAAGACTTAGCAAGTGCTAAGTTAAAGTCGATCTCAGACGCCTTTAGCGTATCATAGGTACTTTCTGGAAGTATCGCCGAATGGCCGAAGTAGTTCCGATAGATCCTTATGTCCGTGCCTACTTCGTAATCGGGGACTCCCCCGACTGCAGAGCAGGCCGGATCAAAAGGAACACCATCGGTGTATCTACGTTCGGTACGAGTAAAAATAGCAGATCGAGGAGTAGAGAATAAGTCGTGCTTGAATAACTCAAGCTCGCCTATTTCACTACCCAACAATCTGGTACGATTAGTCGTATCTTGCACATGATCCTCGAGTACGGGTTGTCTTGTTAGATCAACACGAAACTCTGGACTGTTGTAAACTGTATCTACCATAAAGGGAGAACTACAGAGAGAGTGTCCCATATAATTGGACACTTGACTATAGGACCTCTGGTAGACGGGGCCAGTTCGATAACGGAGATCCAAAACGGATGCCGTGGCTCGAACTCGCTTCCGGTTTACAGGCGTTACTTTACCCGCTGATGTTTTGAATCTAGCCGTTGGGTCAATAGCAAAAGCTATCGACTTGAAGACAGAAACAGGCATCAACTTGTAAACAAACGACTCAAGACCGTTCGACGGTTTAAAGGTTTCATAGCGGTACTCATATAATTTATGAGGATCGTAACCTTCAGGAAGACCTCGCGTATCTAAACGAGGTTTCCCGATATAAGGTATCGATGTTACCATTATGACTCCTTTCTCCGTACTGACGTGAACAGGCAGCTGGAATTAATCCATCCAGTCATCGAGGACTAGTCCTCGG